CAACCAAGCAAGCCACTGTAGCTGGTCAACTAGAAACTCTCATGCAGCAGTTTGAGGGTGGTGAAACACCTGCTTGGGCTGCAGGCTCTATGAGAGCAGCAATGTCTAACCTTGCAGCACGTGGTTTGGGTGCTTCCAGCATGGCTGGTCAGGCTGTTATCCAAGCTGCTATGGAGTCTGCAATCCCTATTGCTCAGATGGATGCACAGACACAAGCAACCTTTGAAGCACAGAACTTGTCTAACCGTCAGCAACGTGCTATGCTTGCTGCACAACAACGTGCTCAGTTTCTTGGTATGGAGTTTGATCAAGCCTTCCAAGCTCGTGTAGCTAACTCCTCACGTATTGGTGATATTGCCAATATGAACTTCACAGCAGAGCAAAACATTGCTCTTGAGAACTCTCGTGCTGCGAATACCATGAACCTTAACAACCTGTCTAATAGCCAAGCTATGGTGATGGCAGAGGCTGCTGCATTGTCTAACTTAGACATGGCAAACCTAAACAATAGACAACAGGCTGCTGTCCAGAATGCTCAAAACTTTATGCAGATGGATATGGCTAACTTGTCTAATGAACAGCAGACTGCTATGTTCAAGACACAGCAAAACGTTCAGGCTTTGTTTACTGATCAAGCTGCTGAAAATGCTTCACGTCAGTTTAACGCATCAAGTGAAAATCAAACAAGTCAGTTCTTCTCAAACCTAGCTAACCAAACTGCACAGTTCAATGCGTCACAGCAGAATGCGATGGACCAGTTCAATATAAATTCGGTGAACGCATTGAGAGAGTTTAACTCTAACATTCAGCAACAACGTGATATGTTTAATGCACAGAATGGTTTGGTCATTGCTCAGTCAAATGCACAGTGGAGACAAAACCTAGATACCTTAAACACTGCAGCACTTAATGAGAGCAACAGGGACTTTGCTTCAACGATGAACGGACTCACAGCTGGTAACCTAGAGCAGATCTGGCAACGTGAACGTGACATTATGAGCTTTGCTTTCTCATCTTCTGAGAGTGCACAAGATAGAGCACTCAGCATTCTTATGGCTGATATGGAAGTTTCAGCCTTGGACAAGAAACTTCAGGCGGCTGAAGACACAGGAAAGACAAAGTTCCTCCTAGACGTTTTTGAAGATCCCTTGAAGAGCTTAGCATCTGATCTTGTCGGTGGATTTATTTAAGTAGAGAAGAGTTATACACATGAATTATGAATCAGGGTACCTTGATGCCAAGAGCTTAGCAGATAGAATTAGATCTGAGGCATCGACTGGAAAGTCTGTTGCAGGTCTTGGTGGGGCTAGGCGTAAAAAGATGTCTGTTAATGCAGATAAGTATAGGGTGGAAGATCCAGAAACAGGATCGGACTTTGGTGCTCTTAGTGTAGGATCTATTTCCAGTCTCTTTGAGGACGTGGAAGCAAGTGATTTAAGGGCTTACTTAGATAGCCTTGAAGAGGACAAACCTTTACGTCCCGTAGCTAGGGCAGAGAATGCTGCCTCTTCTGATCTTGAAACTAGAACCCTTCTCGCAAAAACAATTCAGGCTGAGGCTGGAGGGGAAGACTTCGAAGGTAAGCTTGCTGTTGGTTCTGTTATTGCTAACCGTGTAAAATCTAAGGGGTATGGAAACTCTTACAAAAATGTTATCTTAGCACCTGGTCAATTTTCTGCATGGAACTCTGTGACTAATTATGCTGAAGGTGAGGGTGGTCTCAATATGGATTTAATAAAACCATCTGATGATGCCTATAAAGTTGCTGATGCTATCCTGAGTGGATCTTATGAAAGCCCTGTAGGTGATGCAACGCATTACTACAACCCAGCTGTTGCTGACCCTAATTGGGGTAAGAAGGCTGGTGGAGACTGGCAAGGTATAGGTAACCATATTTTTGGCTATGGAAATAAAGGATAAGAATAGTGGCACTTTCAGATTTTGATAGACCAATTCCTGGTCAGTCCCTAACGGATGAACCTAGAAACTACCCTTGGGAAAGACCTCCTGAGACAAGTGACCCAGAAGAGGCTCTTAGGTTCTACATTAAGAAACTTGAAGACCCTGATATGATGGATAAGATTATGCAGGTTCTGGAAGACACCTCAATGACACTATCTGGCGTAGTTAAAGGTATTACAAGGGCAGGTGTAGCAGGTGGTCGTCATTCGATTGATGTAGGTCTTATTGTAGGACCAGCTATTCATGAGTACATAAAAGGTGTAGCTGATGTTGTAGGTGTAAGCTACGAAGAAGGCTTACCTAAAAAGGGAACAGACGAAGAAAAAGAAAGAAAGAAGGCTACACTAAACGCCTTAGAGCTTCTTAAGGAATCTGATATATCTATCCCTACTCAGTCTGATGTTAAGGAACCTTCAAGTAAAGATGAACCTGAAGAAGAAATAGAAATTGAAGACATGATGGCAGAAGAAGAGCCTACAGGTCTTATGGCTAGGAGGTCTGTATAATGGGTTGGTCTTGGGCTGGTGCAAGTGAGTGGCTTTCAGAAAATAAAGCAGAAGAACTTGAAAGAGAAAAGTGGGAGATAGCACGTAAGGATAAGCTGATTAGTCTTACGTTGCCCGAACTTATTAAAAGAAGAGAAGCAAGAGAAGCTAAGGTGCAAGCATCTACTTCAAGAATTTCTGCGGCTCAGGCATATGAGATAGATACTGAAGCTGCTGCAATTCTTGAGGCTGCTGGTAGGTTAGAGCCACTTCTTTCTCGACTGGATAAGATGGAAAACACTAACCCTACTACCATTAGACAGTTATCTGAAAGATTAATTAAAGACCTAGGGCCAGAACGTATTGCTGAGGCGATGAACTATGCTTTAGATAAAGATTTTCTGGATGAACCATCTTCATCAAAGTATATTGAGATTTTGTATGATACAGACGCAGACGATATCATCTCTAAGGCCACTGAGTTAGGGGCACAAGGTTCTACAAGAGTACGTCCTAACATTGAAATTGATCCAATAAACACAGCAGCTTTTCGTGCAACCAGCCCAACTGTTAGATCACAGGTGCAGAGGGCTATTGAAGCACAAATTGGACCACAGATAGGTGGTACAGTGACGAAGAATGAAAGTGGACAGAACATTGTGACATTTGAAGACCCTGACGCAGCTGGTAGAATTATTCAAAATGCTGTACAATACTACTTTGATCAGACAACGGATGCGTTTTCGGTAAGAGACCCTAGTGAAGTCTTTAATGAGATATACGATAAAACACTTGATTTCAAAGAGCAATCAGACGGGGTGCTTGAGGTAATGGCTGATACCCCTTTTGATACTGCTGTAGTAGTAATGCCAAGTATCACCCCTGCACCAGGCTCTGCGAGTCCTGAAGAAACCCCAGCCCCCTCCACATCTATAGAGGCTATAGGTCAACAAGAAGACATGTTTGAGCAGTTCAATCTGAATTGATAGTGAGATTAATCTAAATGACAAACTACTTTGAAAAAGCAGAGGGAAGTGACTTCAGCTCACTGCAAGAAGATGACGAGTTCAAAAAAGACTTGGTTAGGTTCTTTTCCGGTGGTCGTTACGGTTTATCTGCTGAACAAATGAGAAAGAGAGGATTTGATGGCCTCACTAAAGATTTTGTTGAACACATGCGTGGGCAGGACTGGAATGAAGTTACTGCCGCAAAAGACCTAAACTATGTTTTGAATAAGGACGTACCAAAGGAAGGTAAAGATGCCTTTGGTCGCCTAATGAAAGCATGGGATATGTCTGACAGTGCTGGTGTAGGCTTTGGTGAGTCTGCTGGTGACTTTGCAGAAGCTATCCTTTCGGCACCTTCCACTTATATTGGGTTAGGTAGTTTTGGTTTAGGTAAGATTGCGTCAAAGGCTGCAGGAAAAGCTACTCAGATTGCTACTCGTAAGACAATAGCTGAGATAATGAAGAAGGAAGCTACACTAGGTGCTGCCTCTGGTGCGATACTGGGTGGTGGTCAAGCTGCTATGCAGGGTGAGACTAGGGAAGAGGTAAGTGATGTTGTCGGTGGTTATGAGTATGACACCAAAGCCCTTATAACGGATATCGCAATTGGAGGTACCGTAGGTGCAGCCCTTGGTGGTGTGTCTGGTTATATTGGAAGAGGTAGACAACAAGGCGTTGAGAAGGTTTTAGCTGAACGCAAAGCTGTACTAGGTGAGGAAGCTAAAAAGGTTTCTAAAGTTACAGATAAAACACTTGAGACTGCACAGAAGAATGGCCTAGACAAAGAAGCATTTAAAATTGTTTCCGATCTTGACGAGATACTTTCTGCTCGTGCAGGTTCTAAAACTGCTGGTCTAAAGGATAGGCTTGATCCAGATAGGGTCGCCAAAGGTAAAGCCCTTCTGTATGCTATGACCAAGAAAGGCAAAAAGACTGATCAAGTGTTTGAGTCAGGTCTTTCTGTTGAAACAATGCGTAATATTGCTGCAGCTTCTGTAGACCTTATGGCTGACTTACAGATAAGAGAAGGCGAAAGAATCACTGAGACAGTAGCTAGAAAACTGTCTGAAGGTGATTATGACGAGACCTTGAAGGGCTTAGACAGTATCCGTAAGAAGTATGGCCTAAGCAAAGACGAGTTCTCTCTGATTTATTTGGCTGAGGCTTCACGTGCTGGTCAAGTACTTGGATTTCAGAGTGCCATAAAAGGTGGTAAGAGGGTCACTAGAAAAGGTAATGATGTAGACATTCTTTTTACGAGTGGTGCTTCCTCTATCTCTGATGAAGAGATGAAAAGAATTGCGAGTAATGCCGCACGTAATACTGCCGACAAGACAGGTAAGTTTGTAGAGGGATTACGTGACGTAGACGCACTTCGTATTTCTCTTATGACATCCCAGCCAGCAACCACTATGCGAAATATGAGAAACGCAGGTATTCTCGTAGCTACTGACCTAGTAGATCAAATAAATAAGACACTGTACAAGGGTCTATTTAAGGGTGATGCTAACGCAGTAAAGAACTTCCTTCCTAATGCTACCGCAATTATAAGGGGCTACTCCTTAGACAACACAGATGCTAAGATAATAAGAAGTCTTATGCTTGATGAAATGCCTGAGCAATCTAGACGGCTATACAATAATGCTATGCGACTAGAGACTGCTCTTGAGGGTAACTCACGCATGGCTAAGGCTGGTCGTTTTTTCAACATGGCAAACATGGCTTCTGACTCTGTGCTTAAAGAAGGTATGTTCTACGGATCTTTAGATCGTCAGTTTAGAGACATAGATGCAAATCTTGGAGAATGGTTAAGATCAAATAAAAAACTAGAAGACTTACCAGAAGGTATCTCTATTGAAAAAGCCATTGACGAAGCCAACAGGTTAACCCTTCAAAAGGACTTCAAGGGTGACAAATCTCTTGTAGGTACGGGAGCCAGAAAACTAGTAGACATTAATCGAAAGATCCCATTCTTAATTTCTACTGCAGCTGGTGTTCCTTTTCCAAGGTACTTGGCTAACCACTTAAATATGGTTTTGGAGTACACACCTATCGTGGGTGAGATAGGTTTTAGGAAGAATATAATTGGTGGGGCTGATGATCAAGCTGATAGAATAGCTAGGCAGATGACTGGACTCATGGGTATTGCTGGTGGCTATGCTTTAGCAAACATGAGAGACGGAGAGGTAGACTACGGATCTATCAAGAACGAACTAGGTTCTGTCTCAGATATGAAACCTTACCTTGGTGCTGCTATGTGGCACACTTGGTTGGGTGATCGTACCTGGAGAACTGCTAATGGATATCCAGTCACGTCTGGTAAAGAGCTTCAGGATGAATTAGCAGATGTATTTGGTGGTATCCCAGACTTCTCTTTTGACTTTGGTATTGCTACAGGTCTTGTCGAGACAGCCTTGACGGGGAAAGTTACAGAAGAGTTTGAGAAAGACTTAGGTAACTTTATCTCTACCTTCACTATGCCTGCAGCCTTGGCTCGTGATGCTGTAGGGCAGTTTGACTACGACAAGGCTGGTTCTCCTTTTGTCAGAGACTTAGACATTGAAGAAGGTGTCAGTGGAAGGGGTGTTGGTGAGTTTGGTGATGTTCTGACGATGCAATCAACCCGTATGCTCCCTGACAGTGATTTACTGCAGTATACACAGTCATTCAATGGAGATACCGACATTGGTTATTACAGGTTCTCTAATCCTGTAGCTATCTCTAAGATGAACCCTTTAGTTAAGCAAATTACGGGGGCTGTCTCTGAGCCTGTGCTTACTGGACTTGAAGAAGAAATGAATAAAGCTAACTTAAAAGACTGGAAGCTTTACAACAAGAACACTGTTCCAAATGCAAACGTTGATTATCTTCTTCGCAGAAGACTGGCTAAGACTATGTACAAAGAGTTTGCTGCTTGGCGTAAGAAGGCACCCGCCTCAAAAACATACGGGACAACAGCCTACGATGACATAAAAGACCCTAAAGATAGGGCTGTTCTTTTGGAGTCGTGGATTGGAGATAAAATCAAAGCTAAGAGAGAAGAGACAGAAGATCTACTGCAAGACTTTGTAGCTTCTTCTCCAAAAATGTCTCGTGGTTTTGTTCGTAACAACTACGCCCTAAAGTTAAAAGAGTTGGGTGAAGATGTTTTTGATAAGGCAGCAGTAGATCTAGGGTACGAGTCAGCAAAGGATATGCTCACTAGTACAGATAGTGTTGATGTTGAAATAAAAAGACGTGGACTTCTTTTACAAAAAGTAAATAACTATATACCACTTAAGACATACTAATAAAAAAACCCCCAGTGTTAAAGCTGGGGGTCTAGTTTAGGATGATTTGTCGATAGTCTTTTTGTAGTCAAGCATAAGACATGAATAGCAGTATGCTTGTGAAACGATCTCATCTGATCGTAGATACTTCCCAGATGCTAGTAACCCTGACAAGGCAGCACCTGCAAAGTAATCCCGACTGGGTAAATCCCCAGCAGGAATCTCCTTCTTTAGAAACTCTTGGGCTTCCTGCTCAAGGGTTTTTATTTGTTTAGGGGGTCTCCCTCTTCTCTTTTTAATCGTTTCAGTCAACGGTGTTTCTCCTTTAGAGCTTCCACCATCTTACCTAGATACCACTGAGCCTTCTCCATATCCTCTACAGGATTACGTTTGTACCTGTATCTGTGCTGGTACTTAATGAAGTTACCGTGACAGTAGGCAATGAAACCATCGAGACCTAGAACTTGTTTGATGTAGTCGATGCACTCAATACCATCTGTGTGGTTGTAGTGAAACGGTCTATTAACTGCATCAAAACTATCACGAGGGTCTTCAAGAGTAGAGCCTAAACACTCACCACAGATCTTGTTGTCATCCAATAAGAAACCACAGTCTTCACAATATGTCATAGTACTACAACCCTTCCTTCATAAACACCTTTACCCACTGTGCACAGATGTCAGAACGTACAATGTCCTCAACACCAAATTCCACAACGGGTACGGGTACCATATACTTCTTTGCTAAGTGAATAACCTTAGACAGTCCATCAGCTTCCTTCAGGTCTGACTGCTGTACATCACCATTTAGGACAATAGTACTACCTTCTCCCACACGAGTCAACAGCATCTTGAGTTCGTGTGTTGTGATGTTTTGTGTTTCATCAACAATGATAAAGGCATTGTCAAAGCTACGGCCCCTCATGAGGGCCAGAGGTGCCATCTCAATGTTACCATTCTTGATGCCAGTCTCGACTGTACCTTTACCAAGGTGCTTCTCTAATACGTCTAGGACAGGTAAGGCCCAAGGCATAGTCTTCTCTGTTAGGTCACCCTTCAGGAAACCAAGTTCTTTACCCACCGCCACATGCGGCCTCGTGATAACGATTTTATCAATTTGTTTAGTCGCATAGAGGTCAGACGCATACGATGCCGTGACGTAAGTTTTGCCTGTTCCAGCCGGACCAAGAACAAATATTTGATTCGATGATGATAACGCATCAATAAAATCCTTTTGCTTTGCAGTACGTGGGACTAGACCAGATGTTTCTTTATTGGCAGCACCTTTGTAGGTAGTCTTGCGTCTAGTTCTCTTTGGCTTTTCAATAGTGTCAGTTCCAATCATAGGGTGACTAACTCAGCTTCTGTATAAGGGATGTGAAAGAATTTCTCACCTGGACGTATGTACCTGCCACTAGCCTCTCTAAGAGAGTCGTGAGTAAGCAACGTATCCTTGATCCTCCAGATCTTAGACATATCAAAGCTAAAGATATAGAAATTTAGGACACCTTCTACACCTTTGTGGTGTTGAAGTAATCTCTTCTTACGTTCTGGGATACGGATCTCTGCCCAATGGCTAGGCCAATCTCCCTTCCAAGCAGTCTTAACTTCAACTTCATTAAAGTAGGTAAAGTCACCCTTCTGCGTGACTAGATCAACATTGTAATCTTCTTTATTAGACACAACCGTGTGGCCTTTACCTTCAAGGTAGGCTGCCAGAGTGTCACGAGCTGGCTGGTCGTAGGCATCGTATAAAGCTTTACTGAAAGGTCTCTTAATCATTTAACAGGTGCTCCTTAAGTTCAGTGTAACCTCCGATTAGTCTACCAGATCCATCGAAGATTTGAGGTACTGTAGTAAGATTTGTTTTCTTTAGCAAGGTCAAAACCCATTTAGAGCTTGTAGAGTGTACATTATATTCTACGTACCCTACACCCTTATTAGCCATCATTGCCTTAGCAAGGTCACAGAAGTTACACTGGTCTCTTGAAATGATTGTATACATACTAGCTCCTATGTTCCTGTACGAAGGTACTGCTCTCTTCTTTTCTTACGTCTCTCTTCCGGTGACTTAGACCAGTACTTCCTCTGGTCACGTGCTCTTTGCCTAGCCTTTTCGTCAACGTATATCTTAGGACTACCCCTAGAGGCAGCACAGTTACACGAATGATGTGAAAAAGAAATATTATCTAAGTCAAAGAAGAGACCTAATGGGTCTTCACTATGTAGCCAAGGCTCTTTGTGCTCTATTGAGAAGTTATCCCTTTCCATTTGAGCACCACACTGAAAACAAAAGTCTTGACCACTCTTAACTATAAAGTCCCATAGTAAGTCTTTGACTAATCTGTTGCTGGCTGTACCAGGGTCCATACCCAACTGCTTTTTCTTCTCTTGTTTACTCACGACTATCCTCCGATGTCTGTTAGTAGATGGTCCACCCCGCAGGACTTGAACCTGCAACCTACGGTTTAGAAGACCGTTGCTCTATCCAGTTGAGCTAGGGATGGTATTTTATTTAGACTAAGTCTACGATCTCGCAGCTGTCCCCGGTGCAAGCAAGTGTCTGACTTCCAGCCGTGTTATCTTCTGACTCATACTCTGACAGGATTGACCAGTCAATAGAGGATGGCATAATTTCCAGAAGCTCTTGGTACTCACTCTTACCCACCTCTTGATAAGGGGCTTGCTGATAAGTGTGTTCATTGTACGGCAAGAATGAGACACCAGACATCTCGTCAAAATGTTCGTACACAAAGGCACCTACAGAAAACCATTCAGAAGAACGAACATTTATAGTTACCGATGGTTTGTGCTCACACCATGATCTTTGGTATGCCAACCACATCTCCAGCTGCTCAATGGCAGTTAGGTCTGAGGTGACAATAGCTCCCTCAGGTGCCTTCATGGGAAAGCTAAATACTGTAGTAGAGTCAGGCTTAGATACATCAGGTTCATTAGGGATACCTTGATCCTTCATGAACTGAGTCAGTGGGTCTTTGTTGTCGCCACGTACAGTACGAATGTAATACTCTGAGTGACGAGCATGAATACCACTAGCAGAATCAACAAGTTGGGAGACAGTGCCACTAGGTTTGACGCAAGTGATAGCAGTAGAAACAGGGATATTAAGGCGTTCAGCCCACTCAGCATTTGTAGAAACGGCAACAGCTTTAAGATGTTCAAGGGTCTTCTCCAATCCTTTGTTCTTCGTTGTCATTAATGGATTATCCATAATGCCAGTCAAGGAAACACCAAGTAAACGTTCCTCTTCTGTGTTACGTTGCCAGATCTTACGTAGATAAGGGAACTTAGTATGAGAAGATTGAATTGTACCTAAGATGGTAGCAAGACGAACCTTCTTTGAGAGAGTCTCAAGTGTATCGGTAGAACGTACAACTACTTCCGTTAAGTTGCAAAACTGATACGGACGTAAAATTATTTCAGAACAAGGGTTTGTACCGAACTCATGGTTAGGATCACGTCTACCATTCTTAGCTGCTTGCTTCTTAGAAGCCTCACGGTTGAAGATACCACGTTCACCAGACTTAGACTCAATCAGAGCCATCCACTCACGCATGAAGGATAGGCTGTCTGGTTTCTTAGAATAAGCAACAGAGTTGTTAGCTAGTCCACGTTGACCTTCAGTCAACCACCAGTCCCCTGACTTGGCGTGACGCATACGATCATCACTGAGATTACTCAATGAAATCATAGCTGAACGCCTCACCCCACCTACGACAACCACCTCACCGATCTTACACATAATATCGTGACACTCAATAGAGGATAGCTTACGGCCTTGAGCCTCTTTGAACGTATGGATAACGAAGTTAAATAGATCAACAAGTGGAGCTGGACCAGAAGCTCTACCCCCGAATGTCTTAAGTCTTGCGCCTGCAGGACGTACACGAGATACATCCCACTTAGGGATTTCACCACTATACAGGAGTGCAATAACTTGACGGAGAGCCTTAGCCCACCCTTCCTTACTGTCCTTAACGACAATGATAGACTCACTATCGAACAGCTCAGGCACTTCTGGGAGCTTGTTGATGAACTGTCTCTCGACAGAGAACCCAACTCCTGTACCACAGAGCAAGATGAACATGGCTTCATCAAATGACTTGAGATCGTCTACAGGCAAGTAGCTGCAGTTGTAGCCAGCTGTATTGTCACGATCCAGGGCTGGGCCAGCTGTCATCAATGCCCTCATAGAAGGCATAACTTCTAGGCTAAGAATGGCATCCGCAATATCTTTAGTGTAGCTATCCTTTCCTGCGACAGGATAGACTAGGTTATCCATGTAACGTTCTACTGTCTCGTCAAAGGATTCACGTCCCTTGCCATCAAAGTATCTGGCATACCGTGACTTGTGAATGAATGCTTGGTAGTCTGTTGGTAAGTGGTTGTTCATCTGTTGTCTCCTGATCCTTTTAGGGTTCCTCGTTTTTCCCTATCGTCTAATTTAGTAATATTCATTTCCATAACTACACCTATATCAGATAGGAAATAGTTTGCTAGGGCTGTGGTGTAAAAAAGAACATCCCCCAGCTCCTTAATAATTTCATCAGAGGTAACCTTCTCACCATCTCTGATCTTCTTCTTGATCTTCTCAGCTACTTCCCCTGCCTCACCGACAAGGCCAAGAGTGTTTTCTACTAGCCGATCATGACCATGAGTAAGCATCTTCTTCTCAACCCACTTAGAGTAATCAAGGAGTGTCTTACTGTACTGTGGGCTACCACTAAACATCTCAAAGTAACCCATACCTTCTAGGTCTTTCTCACTTATCATTTTTCTTTACCTCTACTTCTAGTATTTCAATATCATCTAGGTCGTACAGAATGTCTTGGATAATATCACCAAGGCTCAGTTCAACACTGTCAGAGGCAATGTAATTTGCCTTTGGGTCTAACCTAACAAGCATCGTCACTTCAAACAACACAGGAACCTCCAAGTTATATAGTCTAAAACGTTCACGTCAAGAATTATTCTTGCAGCCAAGCATCTGGTATGGACTTATCTGCGTACGTAAAACCGTACTTGTCACACCAGTCTGCGTAAGAAGACTTAGCCCCCTTATAGAGCTTTGATTTACTGTTATAAAAAACAAATCGAATATCAAGATCAGGAAATTGTTTCTTGATTTCTTTATGTTTGCGCCTGTCATTAGCAACAAACCGTCCTTTGGTCTCGATTATGATACCATTACCAAGAACAAAGTCAGGAGTATAAGTCCTGACCTTTAGATCCACCCACTTTATTTTCTCTTTCTCATAGGTGAACTCAACGCCCTTAGCCTTAAGTTCCTTAGCTACATCGTCCTCAAAGCCAGATCTATATCCAGCCTTGAGGGCTGCAGCATTAAACCTCTTTCTGTTCATTGTAGGTAAAATCCTCAGGAACATTAGGTGTGTTGACTACATCAGTCAGGAGAACGTCACCTGTCTTGTAAACAAAACGTCTGGCCTCAGGCCAACATTTCTTGTTGAACTCACAGAAGCCGCATGATGGGTGTAACTTCATGTTGGGGCTAGTCTTAGACTGAGGAACAGGCTCAAAGCCACGATCAGGGATGTCACCCTTAACCATTTCCTTTACCTTCTCAACCTCTTTCTCCTTACGATCCATCTCCTCAGAGAAGTCGTATACATCTAAGCAGATGTGACCACCCACCTTATCAACAACAAGGAAGGCACCGTGTGTCTTGTTGGTTACAAGTGGATCGTCTTTCGCAGCATAGACGTAAGAGCTAAGCTGACTGATATAACCAAAAGGATCTTCGTCACGAAGGTTTCCCTCAGCAAACTTCTTGAATGAGTAGGGTGACGCAGACTTAACATCGACTGTCATACCGTCAATGACTGCATCTCTGTGACCAGCTAGACCACCAATATACATACGGTCCTGAGCACCTGCGACAGAATGTCCCGATACTTTGACAATGGCTAAGATAAGTTCTTCGATCATGTCTCCATAAAAGAACTTAAGAAGGTCAGACGGAGCCAATGGTTTAGCTACCGTTGGGTGGTTAATCTTGTACCACAGTTTTCTTTTACAGGGGCTTCCAATGGAAGAGAAGGATAAGTAGCCACGTGGCTTACTCGGAGCAGAGAAACGTTTTGCTGCTGTAACAGCAATCTCTTTTCCCATCTCATTACCTACGATATTATCCCAACCGTTCAATCCTAGGATTGTGTCTTCCATGTCTTTTACGAGTGTCTTGATGTCTGCCATGATTACCTCCTGTTACGTTAAACCCCCACCCCTAAGGGTGAGGGCCAATTCTTCTAGGGAAAGGAACAGGAAACCTAGAAGGGGATTGAGTCTGACTCAAGTTGTGGGGAGGAGGCAGGAGAATCAGACTCAGAGGAGTAGTCTTGGAACATTGAACGTGACTGGGAAGAACCACCTTCTGACTCATAGACTACGTGATCAAGGACTTGAAGTCCAAGAAGTCGGGTTCCGGTACGTCCTGTGCGGGTAGGATAGATCTCTACCTTGACGATACCTTCACTTCCGTTACCGATAAGACCTTTGGATTCTAAATCCCAAGCCTTACCAGATTTATCAGCTACGATAGGTGCTCCACCCATCCAGTCCTGCATTCCGGTATGAGGACGTGAGAAGGTAACCTTGAAGCCACCATCTACTTCCACAATCTTCTTCATGCAGCCTGCGTCTGTAAGACTTTTAGCTGTAGCTTTATCAGTGATGACGGTTACTTTGTACTCACCGTCAGTCTCTGTATTCCATTCGGCACGATCACGATTGGACTCAAATACTTTTGCCCATTCGATCTTACCTTTAACGTCAATGTTTGTTGCTGGCATTATAGCCTCCTTTGTTACTGTTTTAGTACATAGTCATGTTGTATAGGGGTGTCAATGGGTCTCTGCCCAATTTTTCCCTATATCGTAAGAGCCAGGTGTAGGTATCTTAAAACCTAACTCTTGCCCCACTTCCAGCATACACTGGGCTTGGATCTTTCCTAGATGTTCAGCCTCTTCCTTAGTACCAGTGACCTCCACTTGGTACTCGTCATGGATGAAGCCAACCATCTTAAATCGTATTCCTTGCTTACGTGCTACATCGTGCCACCTTAGTAGGCTGTGCTTCATGAGGGTGGACTCACCACTCTGCAGGATACCAGCAAGGGTCTTATGCTCACTAGGTACAGGAACCTTACGTCCATCGTAACCAGTGAAGTAACCTCTCTGTGCTACGTAAGGAACAAGTTTATTCTTTAGGTTGTAGAGCCCATCAATACTAGACTCAAAACGAGAACGAGCAGCCTGTGCTTCCCGCATGTTCACGTTGAGGATCTGACCTGTCTTGGCAACACCTGCCCCCAGCAACCAAGCATAGATAAATGTCTTAGCCATATCACGAGTACCGTTGGGAACAGCCAAGGCATTCTTATTTAGGTTGTGAATGTCTGTCTCGTTCTCTTTCTTACCTTCCATGATAGCCTGTGCATACTGGTCAGCATCGAAGTGACGCCAAAGGTAGTCAGCCAGTACTCGTAGCTGGATGCCATCTGCGTCTGTACCCACGAGCCAAGAGCCAGAGGGGACAGTCCAGCAAGCACGAAGGTGTACATCGTACTGTTTCTTCACCTCGTCCACAGCAGACTTAGGTGTGCCATGAAAGGGAGAGGATATGTTGGCAGTATTAGGGTCTTTGTGTGAGCACCTACCAGTCCAAGCCCCTATGTGCTGTATGCTGCCATGAATACGAGAGTCACCCTTGACCTGATTAATCCACTCTACAAGGCTGCTTCTGCGTCCTTCTAGGGTGAGCCACTGAGCAAGAGCCTTTGCACCCTCAGGGGCGTCCTCAGGCAGTGTGCTAAGGTTTTCCTCAGACACTGTGTACCCATACCGATCAAAGTCCTTCTTCTTTTTATCGTAGAACTGCTGATCCATCTTAGCTACAGACTTACCGTAAGGTTCACCAACCTTCTTACGGGTAAAATCAATAGCTGTTTTAGTTTTCTCCAAGGGATTCCAGCCAGCATCCCACAGTGCATCAATACGAACACGAGAAGATCCAGGTTTAAAGTTCACCCAATCAAAACACACAAGGTCTTCACCCTCAATGTTTGTGATTGCGTGACGTTCCTTAGCCCTCTTTACAGTAGCCATCTCAGTGCCATCCTTCTTAAGTCTGTACTTAAGTCGGTTAATCTCTGTCAGCTTAGGTGGGAAGTCTACTTGAAACTGCTCTTCAAGTGTATCCATCTTTTTCATAACGGAGTTAAGTAAGAACTCAGCCTTCCCTTTATCAAAGGCGAAGCCATAATACTGTGTCCTTACTAACTCAATCTGAATGTTGTGTTCAGCCCTTAAAGACTTACTCCAATCAGCATCCCAAATAATAGGAGTGAAATGCTCATAAAGAGCTGATGTAACCTCGATGTCTCCATACCAGTATTCAACCATTTCGTCACTGAATTTATCAAACTCATGAAAGTCTCCTTTGTGTTTGTTAAGTCTGCGGCCCCAAGCATCTAGGCTATGCTTTCTTTTGGCACCTTTAGGTAGTTGTATATCATAGTCCACAAGCCTACTGACTATAAGTGTATCAATGATCTTTGTGGGATCAATAAGACGTGGCTTGAGTAGTTTGTTAATCATTGGTGCATCAAACTGTACGAAGTTGTGACCGATAATAAGATCAGCATCCTCATACCATTTGATGGCTGCAGCCTTAGCCACTGGATCTGCATGGCAGTTCTCAAACTTGTGTACCTCTCCGGTGCTCAAGTCTTTACCGCCACACAACCACAGCTTGTCACTGTCGTGCAGACCATTTGTTTCTATGTCACTGACAACGATCTTCATACCTGAAATACAACCTCCTCCAAGATAGTAGTTTCTGGATCGTAGTAGACTGACCCAGCAGACCCCAACTTAGCAAATGGTCTGTTCTTGTCAACTGTGAAGTGAGTTGTATTCCGTTCAACCTCGTCCTCTGATTCAGTATTACGGCTCAACTTAATACAACAGATGGCCTCTTCCTCAAGGGAAGCTGCATACTTTGTACGTCCATCGTCATTAACCTGCGAGATAAATACTACACCAATATTAAGCTCCTTAGCTAACTGAGCCATGCGAGATCCAAGTGTGGTCAAGGTGCTGGTGGCTGCATCAACACCGGAGTTGGATAGGTAGGCCAGACGTTGAACGTGGTCAATGAAGATGAACTCTGCACCATACACTGTAGATGCCAGACGTACATACTCCAATAGCTGCATTGGATCGTCATGGCTCTGCATCTCAAAGATCACAGTGTTCTCTCCACCAGCCATTTTCTGGGCGGCAGAGATAACCTGCTCTTCAGTGTAGCCCACAGCTACAGCATCCTCTTTGGTACGGACATTCCAGCCCAGCTCATAGGTTGCCATAGCACGGTAGGTGGTAGACTTCATCTCTTCCATGTGCAGCATAGCCACACGGGTGTTCTGCTTGAGGAGTGCAACCTCGAAGTAACGTACAAGCTCTGTCTTACCTTGACCCCTAAGAGCCTTGATGAATGTTAGGCCACCCTTGACCAAGCCACGCATCTTATCGTCAATGCCTGTGTGACCAGTCGCAACATACTCGTATGGGTTTTCAGTAGTGATTGCCTTCTCTACTTCGATATCACCCACAAAGAAGTTGTCAGGGCTAAACCGTTGGGGCTTGAGTGCAGCCCACTTCAGATCCTCACTGTCACCTTCCATCAAGAACTCATTGGCATCCTTCCACTTGGACATGGGGACGTAGTAGAACTTATTGGGCATCATGCTGTACAGCTTCTGAGCCGCAGCCTTACCAGCTGCATCTGATAACTCACCTGCATATACAACCATCTCAAAGCTGTTTATGTAGTCAAAGTTACTCTTGATGAACTTGTCGGACAGGGATGCACTAGGCAGAGACTTAACAGGGTAAGACTTACCTAGAACCTGATAGAGACTAGCCGCATCAAACTCACCCTCAGTAATGTATATACGTTTACTCGAACCAGCATTGAAGTCAGGCCCAAAGAGATCTGTGGGTGACCCACGTTCCTTTGTCCAGAACTTCTTCTCTGCGAAGCCACGATACTTTACGTTGTTGGGGTACTTGAAAGCATACCGAACCGGAACATTGTTCTCACCGTATTGCAACTGAATGTTGTAAAGCTTTGCTACGTCTTCATCTAAGCCACGTATGTCATTGAATCTACCAGTAATAATTCTGGTATTGCGTAAGTCTACCTTAGGTGGTGGCGGTGGGTATGTTCCCTCTGCCCAATCAAACTTCTTATCCCGCCCTGGGTAGGCTCGATTGCAGGAATGGCAGTGTCCTACCTTACTCATAAGGTTATATGAGAAAGCATCACTACTGGCACAGTCCTCATATGGACATGGCTGGTGGCTTATCTCACTGTTAGTGTTTACTGCTGCTGTCAT